CAGGGTTGCGATGAGCCATTGCATACGATTACAACATCGCCGGGGCACTTCGGGCTGATATCCGCATTCCTGATTAAATATTACGGATCCGGCGGAAGCTGCCAAGGCATTGACAGGCCACTGGATACGATCACCACGAAGGATCGTTTTGGTTTGGTTAATGTGGTGCTGGATATTCAGGGAGAAAAATACATTCTGAAGGATATCTTCCTGCGAATGCTGAAACCGGAAGAACTGAAGCTGATGCAAGGATTCCCGAAAGATTATATCATTGATCGGGATTACAACTGGAAACCGTACCCGATTGCAAAGCAGGTGGCGCGGATCGGGAACAGTGTGGTGCCGATTATGGCGGAAAAGTTAGTAGAAGCCAACTGCTCGTACTTAAAAGTAGGGGAGCGGGTGCCGAACCTTAACATCAATGACAGCCAGGAGCAGTTGAGATTTGCGTGAGGAGGTGATACCAATGGAGAAAAAGGTTCTGGAGCAGTACATAGACGCATGCGAGCTGATCAAAGAGACGGAAAAGGACATTAGACGGCTGAAAAAGAAGCGGCAGACCATCGTGCAGACGAACGTGTCCGGGAGCAATCCGGAATTTCCGTACAATCCGCAGCACTTTAAGATCGCTGGGACGGCGTTTACGTATGAGGAGGACTCGCGCCTGCGGTACGAGGAGAAAATCCTGGAAGAGCGCCGGGAAAACGCCCAGCGGTTGAAGGTAGAAGTGGAGCAGTGGATGAACCACATTCCGCAGAGGATGCAGAGAATTATCAAGTATAAAGTGTTCGAGGGGCTCAGTTGGAGTCAGGTGGCGGCAAAACTCGGAAGAAAGGCAACCGCAGACAGCGTGCGGATGGAATATCTGAGGTTCATGGAGGCGGCATAGAAAACTTTGAGAGAAAATGAAAGTTTGTTCGTTTTGTTCGCAATGTTCGTTTTCAAAATGTTATAGTGTATCATGGAGAGAACGGCAGGAAGGGTTTCATCTTTTCTTTACCTCCTTGTGAATGTATTTTGAGCGGCGGTCAGGTGTCACAGCCTGGCCGTTGATTTGGCAGGCATCAGCCCGTGGAAAAAGCCCGAATGATGCACGGTGCAGATTGGTACCATGCACCTATTGGAACGTAGCTCAAGGAGAGCGCAGAGACGCCGGCACGAGGCGCAGGTTCGAATCCTGCAGTTCCAACTCTCCAGTGGATGGAGATTCTCCGATTTGTTACTCTTATACAAGGATTCCTCGCAGAGATGCGGGGAATTTTTGCGTGCAGAAATGAGGTGAGCTTGAGTGACGGAAAAACAGAAAAGATTTTGTGATGAATATTTGAGTGATTTGAACGCCACTCGGGCATATAAAGCAGTGTATAAAAGCGTGAAAAGTGATGAAGTAGCTAAAGCGGCGGCAAGCAGATTGTTAACTAATGTTAACGTTAAAAAATATATAGCTGATCGGATGGAAGAGATCCACAACGAGAAGACGGCGGACGCCCAGGAAGTAATAGAGTATCTGACTTCCGTGCTTCGCGGAAAAAGCAGTTCCACAGAAATTGTAGTTGAAGGAACCGGCGACGGCTGCTCCGAGGCACGAACCATCGAAAAGGCACCGTCTGAGAAAGAGCGCTTAAAGGCTGCGGAGCTTCTCGGCAAGCGATACGGACTGTATACAGAGAAAGTTGATGTGGCAACCGATATGGATCTCAACATCACGATTGACTACGGGGAGGACGATTCCGGATGAACATAAACGTCCAGATGAACCCAGGCTTCAAAGAAGTTGACCGCAGCCGAAAACGGTATATTGTTATGAAAGGCTCTGCTGGATCAGGAAAGAGTGTTGATACGGCGCAGAATTATATCTTGCGGCTGATGCAGGATCCGGGAAGAAATCTTCTATGCGTTCGAAAGGCGGACGTGACAAACAGGGATAGCACTTTTGCAGAATTGCAGGGTGCTATTTTTCGTATGTTTGGGGAGCAGTATAAGAGATATTGGCACATCAACAGCTCCAACATGATTATGGAGTGTAAGATCAACCGGAATCAGATCATTTTCCGTGGAGTCAATGATGAGAAACAGCGTGAAAAGCTGAAATCCATTACTTTCAAGCGTGGAAAGTTGACCGATGTGTGGATTGAAGAAGCAACGGAAATTACGCAGGCGGACTTCGAGATCATTGATGACCGTCTCCGTGGTGAACTGCCGGATGGACAGTTCTATCAGATCCGGATGACGTTCAACCCGGTATCGGCGTATCACTGGATTAAGCGTGTGTTCTTTGACCGGTCAGATCCGGATGTTCTGACACATCAGTCAACCTACGAGCAGAACCGCTTTATCGATGATGCCTACCGAAGACGTATGATGCGGCGTAAGGAAGTGGATCCAGAGGGGTATCGGGTGTATGGCCTGGGGGAATGGGGCGAGGTCGCCGGACTGATCCTCAAAAACTATGTTGTCGAAGAATTTGACTGTTCACCGGAACGATTCGATTACATGGTCAATGCACAGGATTTCGGATTCAATCACGCCAATTGCATCGGTGAGGTTGGCTTTAAGGATGGTGAGTTGTATCTATGCCGGGAACTGTACGTGTATGAGATGGACACGGACGAGATCATCCGGCTGGCGGAGGGGCAGTTCAACAAGCGCCTGCGCATGTGGTGCGATTCTGCGGAGCCGGACCGTATCAAGATGTGGCAGAAGGCGGGATACCGCGCAAAAGGCGTGCAGAAGGAGCCGAACAGCGTGCATGCCCAGATAGATTACCTGAAACAGCACAGAATCCATATTTACCCGTCCTGCGTCAATACAATAAAAGAAATTCAGCAATGGAAGTGGAAGAAGGATGAGCGTACCAACACTTATCTCGAAGAGCCAGTTCCATTTTTTGATGATGCCATGGCGATGCTTCGATACTCCATTGAGGAAGAACGCAAGGCGAAACCACGGCTGAACAGAAAGGTGAAAGGAGGGATATAGAAGTGCGAACGAATTTGTATAGGCTACCGTCGGAAGAGACGCTGACAGATGCCAAATTGAACGAATTTATCATGCGGCATTCCGGAGAGTGCGCATTTAGATACAGCATGCTGCAGGAGGCCTACGAGACGGATTACCCGATCCTGCATGAGCCGTTAAAGCCCAAGTGGAAGCCGGACAACCGGATCATGGTCAACTTTGCGAAATACATCGTGGATACGATGAACGGCTTCTTCATCGGGCATCCGATCAAACTGCAGGTAGACGATGGAAACGAAGCGGTTGAGAAATATGTTGATTTTCTGGATCAGTATAATGATCAGGACGATAACAATGCCGAACTGTCCAAGATCTGCAGTATCTTCGGCAAAGGCTATGAAATGTATTACGTAGATGAGAACGGAAATATCGGTATCACCTATCTGAGCCCGCTGGATGCATTCATGATCTACGACGATTCCGTGCTGGAAAGGGAACGATATTTCGTGCGGCTGTATTACGATTCGAATCAGATCCTTCATGGAAGCGTATCGGACGAGACGAAGGTCCGCTGGTTTACAATCAAAGGAAAATTACTCTGGGATGCAGACGAGAAGATACACGGCTTCGACGGCGTTCCGGCATCGGAGTACGTAGAAAACAAGGAGCGTATGGGAATCTTCGAGCCGGTCCTTACGATGATTAATGCATACAACAAGGCGATCAGCGAGAAAGCCAATGATGTTGACTATTTCGCGGATGCCTATCTCAAGGTTCTTGGTTCCAAGCTGGAAGAAGACGATGTGGCGCATATCCGGGATGACAGAATCATTAATTTCGACGGGGACACCGAACGGTTGATTGTCGAATTTCTTCAGAAACCGGATGGTGATACCACGCAGGAGCATCTGATCGATCGTCTGGAAAAGCTCATTTTCCATATCAGCATGGTGGCCAATATCTCGGATGAGAATTTTGGCACCAGTTCCGGCATCGCCATGAAATATAAGCTGCAGGCAATGAGTAACTTGGAAAAAACGAAAGAGCGGAAATTTACCAGCGGAATGAACCGGAGGTATCGTCTGATTTTCTCAAATCCGGTCTCAGGAATGAAAAAAGATGACTGGGTGAAGATCCATCCACATTTTACACCAAATTTCCCGGCAAACCTGCAGGAAGAGGCAGAGATCGCGAAGAATCTGGAAGGTGTGGTCAGCCAGGAAACACAGCTCGGGGTGCTGTCTATTGTGGACAATGTACAGGATGAAATCAAGAAAATTGATACCGATCAGAACAAGGTGAGAGCGGATCCAGTGATGAAGCAGATGTTTGGCGGCGGTGGACAGGATGACGAGTAAGGAATACTGGCAGAAACGTGAGACGGAACATGCCAAGAAGAATAAGATGTCTGAGCAGACCTATGCAGAAGAGATCCGGAAGACCTATGCGTATATAGCGGATCAGATTCAGAAGGAAATCGATGGATTTTACGCAAAATACGCCAATGCTGAGAAGATTTCGCTGGCAGAAGCAAAGAGAAGGGTTTCTAAGCTCGATATCGAAGAGTATGGCAGGAAAGCGGCGAAATACGTCAAAGAAAAAGATTTTTCCGACCAGGCGAATGAAGAGATGCGGCTGTACAATGCAACCATGAAGATCAACCGTCTGGAACTGCTGAAAGCCAATATCGGGCTGGAAATGGTATCCGGTTTCGATGAACTGCAGAAATATTTTGACAAGACGCTGACACAGCAGACAATAGAAGAATTTCGCAGGCAGGCGGGTATTCTTGGCAATTCCGTGCAGGAAAATGGGAAAATGGCGCGGGCAATTGTCGATGCGTCATTCCATAACGCCACTTATTCCGATCGAATCTGGATGTATCAGGATATGCTGAAAGCAGAGCTGGACAAGCTGCTGAAAACAGGGCTAATCCAGGGCAAGAACCCGCGGGAGCTTGCGGTGCACCTGCAGAAACGCTTCGGTGCAAGCCGGGAGGATGCAGAGCGGCTCATGGTCACGGAGCTTGCCAGAGTCCAGACAGAAGCGCAGAAGCAGTCCTATATTCGAAATGGATTCGAAGAATATACATACGTTGCCTGCGGGAATGCAGATGTCTGCGAGCGGTGCCAGGCGTTGGATGGTAAGCATTTCAAAGTGCAGGATATGATGCCGGGGACGAACGCGCCGCCGATGCATCCGCGGTGCCACTGCTCCACGGCAGCCTATGAAGACAGTGCAGAATATGAGAAATGGTTGGACTTTCTGGAGCAGGGTGGTACCACAGAAGAATGGGAAGCATCGAAAAACAGAAAGGCAAGATATAAAGACAACGAAGGAATATTCCAAACATTGGATGGCAGATCAAAGGGGCGAGACGTTATCAAACCTCGAAATATCATGAAAGAAATGAAAAAGTCCAGCATCGGAACGGAAATGTTGGAATATCTTCAGGAAAATGATATTCAAATAAAGGTATGGTACGGAGTTGATGTTGATGAAGGACTGGACGGACTTTTCGAAGATGGAGAAATCAACATTTATGCTGATAATACCAAAACGGTTCGTGAAACGGCTATTACGGTGATTCACGAGGCCACGCATGCCAAAATCAACAAGCCAAATACCAAAAGTCAAGAACTGCAATGCTATGTGAACGAGTACAGGCATCAAAACATTGAATTGACAGAGAAAGTGCTCCAGGATATAATTAATCATATAAATGATAAATATCCGAATCTGAAATGGGAGTGATTGTTTATGACGAATACTCTGAATATTCCGCCTCATGAGAGAGTAAAGCTCTTGAGGAAAGGCGAAAAAGTTTTGTGCAAAAAATGTAAAACAGGAATCATGATCCCTGTTGGCGACCGTGAAAAAACCAATACTTTTTACTGTGATTCTTGCAAGAATCAGTTAATTATCAACTGATGATAAGGAGACAGGACAAATGGCTCAGAATGATTATTTCGTGATTGTATACCAGGTACTGAAATATCTGTATGAATGCTTGAAAAAGGGTGAAAAACCAGAAGCGTGTTACCTTACAGCATCAGCTTATAATATTCCTGAGAATTATTGGCAATATATCATTTTAAGCCTGATTACAGAAGAATATGTAAAAGGCATTGCTGTTAATCATACGAAAGATGGCGTTCTTTTAGGCGATCTGCCGGATGCTATTATCACGCCCAAAGGTATTTCATATCTGTTTGAGAATTCATTGATCGAAAAGGCAAAAAGGACATTGAAAGACGTAAAAGAAATGGTTCCATTTGTATAATTAACCACCAGTCGAGAGGCCGGTGGTATTTTTATACACATTTTTAAGAAAGGACAAGGTGAAATATGATTATCACAGGAATGGCACATTTCGAGAGTGTAGCACAGAAGAAACTCGTTGAATGGTACCACAAGAACAGACCGGAGGTTCAGATCGACCTTGGAAATGTATTCGTGGTATGGTCATGCAAAACACTCCAGAATTACAAGTGCCTTGCATCTACGACTATCAGCGGAGATGGCATCTATGCTGAGTACACCTATAACGGGGACAAGCAGGAACTCTACGAAGATGTATACGGTAAAATAACTAATACATGCCATACAGAAGAATAGGAGGTACAAGACCATGAAGAAACTTTTTATTTCTCAGCCAATGAAAGGAAAGTCTGATGCAGACATCCTTGCAGAACGTAAGAAAGCAATCAAGAGTGCAGAAGAGAAGATCGGAGAGCCAGTAGAGGTTATTGATTCTTTCTTCCAGGAAGCTCCGGTGGATGCAAAGCCACTCTGGTTCCTTGGAAAATCCCTGGAACTTCTGGCTGGTGCTGACATTGCCTACTTTGCGAAAGGCTGGCAGGATGCCAGAGGGTGCAAGATCGAAAATACATGTGCTATTGAGTACGGTATTCCGGTCATTGAAGATTACACAGCAGAGTAGAAAAGCGGTGATCCATACATCTCCAACCGGCAGGGAACAGCCGGAATGAAAGGATGTGATGACTGTTGATTGATGTAACGGTAAGAAAAGACCGATTGACTGTGTCCGGTCATGCAATGTACGCACCACATGGGCATGATATTGTCTGCGCGGGCGTTTCCAGCCTTGTGCGGACACTGATCCGCTCGGTCGAGGATCTGACAAGGGATGAAATAGAATACAAAGTATCGCCCGGATGGGTTGATATACAGTATGGGAATCTATCGGAGAAAGCAAAAACTCTGGAGATCGGAAGAGCACACGTCTGAACTCCAGTCA